ACGCTTGAAATACTCACCTTGCTTGAGATCTTTAACTAGTTTCATGGTAATGGACTCCAGATTAAAGGGTTATTTCCAACTCAGTAGCAATATCCCATGCCAATGTATAGGCATGTGATCGCACTTGCTCTGAGTCAGGGCCAAAAGTGTCTAACACCATTTCATAGTGACTTTCTTCATTGTCTAATATGTACTGGATAAGTTGGGCGATAAGATCACGGGTATCGGGATTCATAATTAAACCTTCATTGTTACTGTCGAACATTCAAAAGGAATCGAAGATTCCAAGACACTAGAATTAGGGGGCAAAGCCCCCAATGTGTATGCCTAGGATTAATGCACAATGAAATCGTTTTGCACAGTCTTAGCCTTACCCTTAGCCTTCAAGCCTACGATTACACCCTGAGCGTCCAAGAAACGGGCATCTTGAGCATCACCGTCGATAACCTTACGACCCATGAAAGTTAGGGGAAACTCACCTGCAAATACCACTGCCATCTTCGTACCCCTATGGGCAAGTGCAGATGTAACCTGACTCTTGTACTTGGGTGAGGCTGAGTACGAAAAGGTCAGATCATAATTGCTAGGCAATACCTTACGGAATCTTGCTGCAATCTTGGTGTAGTCGTAAAACTGCACCATGGGGAAAGCTTCCATGATGTTGTCATAGTGTGTGCCATCAAGGGTTACAGGTATATCCTCCCACTGCACATCAGATAAGACGTTAAGTCTTACTGCCAATGTCTTACCCTTTTTAGTGGCAGTGCGAACCCTAGACTTCATTTCCTTGACCAATTGAGCCATGAAAGCTTCACGATTAGTCATGAAAAAGTTAGACTTGGCTTGCCTTGCCTGTGCCACATTGGAAAACTTACCCATACCTGCAGATTTCAGGCATACATCCATGCACCCTGCAGCCTTTGCACCTGGGCATAGCCTGTCGTTAGGCATCATCGATAAGCCTACGAACATGTAATCGTTTTGCTTGGCATTGGTTTCGGCAAGCTTGCTGTTAGTGTCTAGTGAAAGTAGTTCCATGGTGTGTGTATCCTTTCAGGTGAGTTTTAGTGTCGAACATTCGACGGTAGAAGCTTGGCTTGCAACTAGGTTAACGGTCAAGAAAACGAAAAGTTAAGTAAAAACCGACAGACGGTAGACAGTGCCAGATGAACGGCAGCTTTCCTGTGCATCGTCATTACAGCGTGATGATGCCGAAGGCCATGAGTGCAATCAAGGCTTGTAAGATTACGATCATGCCTGCCATAACGAGAAAATCATTGTCGTGCATAGGTTACCCCTAGGTTATGAAAGAAAATCGATTTAAGGGGCATTTAAGCCCCTTGTAAGGCTATCAAATACGCTTAAGCAAAGCTTCGATGATTGCATTCAAGTCTAAGCCTTCGGCTTTCGCTACCCTAGCTACTGAATCAGCGAAAGCTTCAGCATCATCTACGATGATCTCAAGGGTATCTACCACAGGTGAAGCTTCGCTTTCCTGCACAGTAGGCTTTAGTGTCGAATGTTCGACAGTAGCAGCAACTGGCTTTTCTACCACAGGTGAAGCTTTGCTTTCCTGTGTGGTAGCAGTAGGCTTGACTTGGGGTTCGACAGTAGCAACTGCTACCACAGGTGAAGCTTTGCTTTCCTGCACAGTAGCAGTAGCTTTTCTGATTGCTTGGCGAAGATAGCTAGCAGAGCTAGAGGATATATCCAACTTTTTCATTTGCAATTGGATTTCATTCCAATTGTCCGCTAACCACATGGCATCGGAACGATCTTGCCTTGACATGATGGACAATTCAGTTTTCATTAAAAACTGACCGAATAGCACATCGGATTTGAACAGCGACCTAACGTAGTTAAGGACATCACCGATACCCTTCAGCTTTTCTAAAGCTGCTTTCTGTTGTTTCTTGATCGATTTGTAGGCTTTAGCCTGAGCATCAATTGCTTCTCCAAGGCTATTGCCTTGATACGTTGTCGTTGTGAGCAGGATGCCTTCGGCATTGTACATGACTGCATCGTTGATGGGTGGTTTTGCCTTCGGCAATGTAGCGTTCTTGACTGCCGATTTGACGTTGAACATGCCATTGTCGCTGATAACTGCTAGGTTCGATTGTGCCATTTTCCTACTCCTTACTCTCTGAGGTTTATAAACAGGGGACAGTATTTATTTCCCCTTCACTTTCAGTGAGGGGATAAATACATGTCCCCATAAACCTCTGAGAGTAAAGTGTCCAAAGCCGGTGACCTATTGCAATTGCCATGCCAACTTCGACAGACGGTCGATTTCAGCCGACGAATGGTAGGTTTGAGCTGATATACGGTCGATGTTGGACATTGGCAATGGGGGATATGGTTAGTGTCGAATGTTCGACAGTGGGATCATTGAAAATGATGCACCGCCTTGACCACCCTTGAACTGCTCTAAAAATCATCACTTTCGATATGCACTTTTTTGTGACTAACTGACATCGTAACAGTTTAATGATACATCTAAGTACTTGATTTTAAATGCATTATAGAACGTGTATATCATAGCCCATGCATGATGACATTACATCGCACGTGATCGTAGGCGCATACACACGGGTGATCACGAGCATGGGCGGGCGTGGGCCAGGGTGGGGTGGGGCGCTACTGTATATGGCTTCTTACACAGATCAGGTATTTTCACTCTAAATAAGAATAGTTCTCATATATCAATTACTTATGTTAGTACACACTAACATACACACACACTCTAAATGAGAATCACTCTCGTTTGTATTTATATACATGTACACTACACATGTGCACAAAAAATAGGCAACTGGCTATGAAATACTGTATATGTATACAGGCACATAGGGTTAAGAGAATGAATACTGGATGAATGTACAGTAATGACTAGTATCGATTAAGATGCCTAGAGTAAGTGAGATTATCGATAATGAATGTGGTGTAGATGTTACAGAAGTGCATAGATATTGGGTCTGAGACACAAATAACTTGACAACTACAACCAAACACATATACCATAGGGTAACAGCCCTCACTGAAAGTGATACATATAAGTGTAACACTTAAATCACTTATATATATATATACACTTACAATACATAGTTAAATATATATACATACTTCGTATATAAATCACTTACTATATACAACTTAAAAGTAATAGATACAATATTACTAGAATATATACACTTACAATATACAACTTAAGATACTATGTACTTGTAATAAATATAATATTACTGTATAATACACTTATAGTAAGTACTTAAGTAACATTTAAGTGCTCACTATAAATGAGCATGAAACTTCGGGTCTGAGACAATAAAACTATACAATACTATCTGTGCTCGATTTTCAGTAGCCTCTTATCTGTACCCTTCCGCAGCGACTGCAATGAGCAAAGCGAATAAGGGAGCGAGGATTGCTATTGACGTATGAAGAAAAAGAAAATATACCTAAGAGAAAATCACTTATTCAACGACTTCATTAATGCAGTCTATCGTGATAAGTTAGATCAAGTGCATATACCCCATAGCGATGTATTCTATGTTCGTGCAGCTTTAGAGAAACGCACAGGTATAAGATTTCCATTGCAACAGGTAGAAACAGCAATGAAGGCAGAAGGGTGGTCTGAGGGTAGAATACTTAAGAGTGATCACAGATATAAGGGTAATAGGTGAAAGGGGTGTAAGTGGACAAAAAGAGCGCAGCGAAGCGAGCACTACCGGAACGATATAAAAAGCTGGGGTTTACTGGCTACAACCAACCTAAGAAGTCTAATAAGCCAGGAAAGAAAGAGATGGTAGTAGCTAAAGAGGGTGACACAGTTAAGCTGATCCATTACGGTGATTCGTCAATGGGTCACAATTACAGTGAAGAAGCTCGTAAAAACTTTAAGGCTAGGCACGGTAAGAACATAGCTAAAGGTAAATTATCCGCTGCATATTGGGCAGATAAACGATTGTGGGCAGGTCCCAGTGGATCTAAGAAGGAACCCCCTAAGTCACAAAAATTAAAGTTTGGTAAGTAATCGTAGTATAAAAAATATTAGCAGTATCTTAATTTCCTAGGAGAACTTAAATGGCAGGTTTCGGTAGAGTAAGTAAGATGTTGTCCCCATCAGAAGCTAAAGCACTGAAGGCAGGTGAGCGTCGCATGGCTCGTGAATCAATGGATGTTGATCCTAACCTTGCAGAAGAGCTAGCTGCACTTAAAAAGAAAGAGAAGTCCAGTGAGCTTACTGCACGTGAAGAAAGACGTTTAGATCAGCTTATGAGTCAGCGTATTCGTGAAGGTGGTTCAGAGAAGCCAGAAGGTATGTCACGTGTCATGAAAGAGCGTGGGCTTACAGAGAGAGAAAAGAAAGAACTACAGGAAAGCCTAGGATACAAAAAGGGTGGTATGGTCAAGAAGCCAGCTAAGAAAAAGATGATGGGTGGTGGTTATGCATCTGCAGCTAAACCTAAGATGCTAAACAAAGGTGGTATGGCTAATTGTGGTGCTTCCATGAAACCTGCACAGAAAGCTAAGAAGTAATATGAAAGCTTGCCCTAACTGTCCTACACCTGCCAAATGCAACAAGGCAGGTAAATGTCTTAAAGGTAAGTATGCTAAAGGTGGTATGGGGAAAGTTAAAACCCCATCTATCATGATTGCAGTGGCTATGCCTAAAGTAGCTAAAGTAAAGAAAGCAAAATGAAGCGCAGCAAAGCGAGCATATTATGAAAATGACTAAAGAGCAAAAGAAAGTGAAGAAGGTTATGGGTGAATTCAAAGAAGGAACCCTACACTCTGGCAAGAAGGGTCCGGTAGTAAAGAACCCTAAACAAGCTATTGCCATTGCTCTTAGTCAAGCTCGTAGTATGAAGAAGAAATAATGCCAATCAATGATGGTTATAAATCCCGCAGTATAGGTACTAACTTAACTGCAGGTTCAGCTAATACAATTTATGAGTGTCCTTCTAATTGGACAGCTCATGTAGTTTTGCTATTTGTAACTAATGCTACGGGTGGGAATAAAAATTTAACAATTGAATGGTACGACACTTCGACATCTACATGGTATTTTATTTTAGGTGGATATATACTAAGTGCTTACGGTTATTTACAGTTATCGGATAGTTATTTAGTTTTAAATGGCGGTGATAAATTACGCATTACACCGGAGTCTGGATCGACTATGAGTGCTACAGTCACTGTAGAAGAATACTTTGATCCAGCTAATAGAGCATAAGTAAATAAATGGGACGCACTAACGAAAAGCTATGGGAAAAGGCTAAGGCTTGTAGCACGTGCAAACAAAGTAAAAGTATAACGGAATTTACAGCAAATAAAAATCAAAAAACAGGATACATGTCTTATTGTAAAGACTGTAACAATGAAAGAAATAAAGTCTATAGAAAAGGCCCAACAACTCTAGAAAGAGCCTGCAAAAGAATATTTTCTTATTTGCAACGAAGGGTACGTCAAAAATCATTAGAGTTAGATTTTGATTTTTATTTTTTAATTGAGCTGTATACGCAGCAAAACGGAAAATGTAAGTACACAGGTGATGATTTAGAAGTGTCTGCAGGAAGTAAAAAAACTTTGTCTGTAGATAGAATAGATTCAAGTAAGGGGTATGTAAAAACTAATGTAGTGTTAACAGGATTTGTCTCTCATTGAATTTGTTAACTTGTGCAAAAAGGTAAGCACTTATGCCTAGATCAAATGAAAAATTATGGGACAGAGTAGTGGCCCAAGTAAAAGCCAGTACTAAAGGTGGAAGCGCAGGTCAATGGTCAGCTAGGAAAGCACAGTTAGCAGGTAAGATTTACAAAGATAAAGGCGGTGGGTATACAGGAGAAAAGACTAAAGCCCAAAAGAGTCTCAGTAAGTGGACTAAAGAAGATTGGGGAACTAAGTCAGGTAAACCTTCCACACAAGGTCCACAAGCTACAGGTGAAAGATACTTACCAAAGAAAGCTAGAGAGGCCCTATCACCTGCAGAATACGCAGCTACAACTAAAGCTAAACGAGAAGGTACAAAGCAGGGTAAACAATTTGTAAGCCAACCAAAGGCTATTGCTAAGAAGGTTCGACCTTACAGGGATTAATTATGGCAAGACAATTAACTGAACTACAACAAAAGTTTCTTGATGTCTTATTTGATGAGGCAGGGGGAGATGTTAATCGTGCTAAAGTACTAGCAGGGTATTCACCTACATACTACACTCGTGATATCATTAAAGGTCTTAAAGAAGAAATACTAGAAGCTACACAAATCTTTATGGCACGTAATGCACCCCGTGCAGCTATGTCACTTGTAGACGGTATGGTAGATCCTACAGAGTTAGGCATCAGGGACAAACTAAGTGCAGCTAAAGACTTGCTAGATCGTGTAGGCTTAGCTAAGACAGAAAAGATGCAGATTGAAACAAATAACGGCTTAATGATTTTACCCCCTAAAGATACTTCTCAAGATGATGAGTAACTATGCCAGACAGTGTATTGCCATTAAGAAAGGCTGCAGGTAAATGGCTATTGCCTCAGCCTAAAGATGCAGCGGAAACAGGGGAATACGTACCCATACCCGTAACAGTAATGCTCGTTAAACCTCCGTTTGGATATAAGTTTTCTGAAGAATCTAAGCTGTTATTAATACCAATACCCCATGAATTAGAAGCATTAGAGAAAGCTAAGAAGTATTTAAAACAATATGCCTCTCGTAATGTAGCTGCATGGCTAACAAAAGTCACTGGAAGGTATATAAGTCATGTCGGTTTATTGCATCGTGTAAAGAATGAGCGACAAAGAAGAGCCAAAATTAGCTTACTTAGGTCATGGGCCAGAAGGTACAAAGAAGCCCTTGAGCTTGCGGAAAAGTACGAAGACAAAAAAGGTACA